CCGGCGCTTCCGCCCCGAGCTCAGCGTGTGATTGATGGCAGGGGCAAGCGCAGGGCCGGGCAGTCGATCGCTTTTGCGTTTTGTTTGGTGTCCACGCCCCCCGGCAACGCTCGTGTTTTCCTGCTTTACAAGCCCCTGTATTAAACATTGTGGCGTACCTATAACTCAGTCCTATATAGAAGTCAAGAAAATTCTCATTTATTATTTTCCTCCGCCAAAAACTCTACTTCTGCTACGTTATAAATAGGGCAATTCGAAACTTTTTGCAAGAAGGAGCGTTAAACTATGGTCCCACCAATGGATACTGATATGCCCACTCAGATGGAGAATGAAACGCCCGCCCAGACAGAGGACGCGGGTTATTGTGTTGAACTCTGCGTGAACGCCGATGGCACGTTCGCGGTCAGCGGCCCGGAGCCCTTGCCGGATGAGCACGCCGAAGGGGCCGCAGAATCCGCCGGTGAGCCGCTTGCCAATATCGGGCAGGCGCTCAAGGCGATCTTGCAGATTGTGCAGGACCATCCTCTCGGGCAGAGTCAACAGAAGAGTTTCGAAGCCGGCTACGCGTCCGGGCCCGCCCGCGCATGAGGACGCCCGCGCATCTCAATGTGGAGGTCGGCGACGACGGGCTGCTCCATGTGATGGAGGTCTATGAGGGCGGCTTCGAGAGAGAGAACCCGGCGCACTGCTTCCTCCGAGCGCTCGCACAGACGGCCGGCAGCCTGTCCGTGGAACTGATCGGTGAGCCGCAGATCACGACGTGTGAGGTGGACGCGCATCCCGTCTTCACCCCGGTTCGCCCGGTGCATGAGCCCTCGTGAACACCACACTGGAATTGACGAGCACGTTCGATCTGATTGAGGAACTCGCGAAGCGGTTCGATGCTATGGTCTTGAACGGCATGACGCGTCGTGAATTTGAGACGGAGGCGGGTCGGATGCACTCGGTCCGTGCCTGGCGCATCAAGGGCGATCCTGATCTGTGCGTGAGTCTGGCCGCTGTGTTGGAAGACATGACGATTGAGGGCCTTCGCGGTCAGAGTGCCGAACTGCCCCCGGCTGAACTCTGATGCAGATTCTCTCCGCGAAGCGTGAAACGTTTTGCCTGCTCCTGGTCAGCGGAAAGACGATGATTGAGTCCTACCGACAGAGCCGCCCCGTCGGGACCATGAACGATCAGACCGTGGCCCAACGCGCGAAGGAGCTGCTGAAGAGGCCCCAGGTACTCGCGCGGATTGCGGAACTCCGATTGCCGGCCGCGCTTGAAGTCCGCAAGGCGTACAAGTACACGCTCGACGCGGCCCTGCGTGAGTGCGATCAGGCCTATGCGTTGGCCCTGGCCCTCGGTCAGCCCAGCGTCATGGTCAGCGCGATTACCGTCAAGGCGAAGATCGCCGGCCTCGTGATTGACAAGCGAGAGGAACGCCACGGATTGCTGGATGATGTAACGACGCGTCAACTCCTGCAGATTCGCGCGATGCTCACGGATCGGACGGCGCCCGGTCCGCGCGCGGTGATCGAATTGCTGCCGGATCAGTCAGAAAAATCCGTTCGTGAATCGAGCGAGAGGGGCACGAGCCGCTTTCTGGCTCCCGACTTGGGGCCCACCGAGTAGAACAGGTCCTGACAGGGATATGGGACTCGATGCCTGAAAATTTTAAAACAAATGTAGCGGCTGAAAATTTCGAAAAAAATTTCGCAGCCGACAGTGTGCCAGAAAGCGCGACCGATCGTGCTGACCACCCGCCGGACTATCAGTCGCGCGCGATTTATTTCGCGCAGGGGATCCTCAGCACCGCGCGCGCCTTTCCCACGCGCCTCACGCCGGAGATCCCTGATAAGGAGTACGCGGCGGTCGTACAACGCGTCAAAGAAGCGGCGGAGTTTCTCATTCATGAGGGTATCATGCGTCCACGATTCGCGCCCACGACGCACGACCGTCCGGAGTCCGCGGTCTAATGGAAAATCTCGGCGGGATCTGCTGGAGTCCGGGCGACCCGGAGGAGATGTTGCACCGCATGGAGCAAGTCCTGGACTATCTCAACAGTGAGCGAATCGCCGAGGGGAAACCCGCCTACCGCGGGCTGGTACTCGTGGGCTCAATGGAGGACTACAACGCATGAGGCATTTTGTTGATTGGCATACCTGGGGCGTCTCGATCAACGTGTACTGGCCGCCGGAGAAACGAAAGAGGGATCCGATAGGAACCCTCCGGGCAGTGATCCTTCAGATGGGCCCACTCTACCTGGTGTGGGAATGGCGCGTCGCCTAATACCCCCTCATTCTATTTTCTTTCTGGCGGACGGCGCCGGAAACCCGTCGCCCCCGGCCGGCTGACGAACTACGAGATGTAGATCCTGCGCGCGGATCCGCCTCCGCGCCGCTATCCGAACGGCGGACGGTGTCGATGGACCTCTCTGTGGGCCAGCGTCTGCGATCCGTTTCATCCGCACAGTCAGTGGGAGTGGGAAGAGCGACCATGAAAATTGTGACGGTGATACTCATCGGGGTGGGCGTGCTGACGCTCGTGGCGTTGGGGCTGAGACTCTGGCTGCACGGGGTGCTGCCGATCGTCTTCTAAGTATGCTAGACTACAGGTGCGGGGTGGAGCAGTCCGGTAGCTCGTTGGGTTCATACCCCAAAGGTCGTCGGTTCAAATCCGACCCCCGCAACCATGAGGCACGCCGAGGAGGCCGTGCTGTCGACGGCAAAGGCCACGCCCCGTCGGATGTTATCTCCGACGCGGTGTGCGCGGCGAAGGACTCCCGTCCGGGCTGATCACCGGACGTTCGCCGATCATCGTGCAGGGCATAGCTCAGTCAGCAGAGCGCCCGGTCTGGAACCGGGAGGTCGGTGGTGCAAAGCCATCTGCCCTGACCAGCACGATATCGGCAAATAGATAAACGGTGGGTTGCTTAATATGTCAAAACGTATACCGGGCGGGGGTAACTCAGTGGCAGAGTCTCGGCCTTCCAAGCCGGTGGTCGGGAGTTCGAATCTCCCTCCCCGCTCCATGTTCATGCGCCATGAACGGGACGGATTCATGAACGCGGGCGTCGCGCAGTCGGCAGAGCAGGGCGTGTGTCACGCCCAGGTCGGGGGTCGACGCCTCCCGCCAGCTCCACCCGCGTGACGCACCTACTAGTGGGTCTGTGCATTAGTAGTGGGATCCTCGTGGCCGGGTGTTCGTGGATCAGGACCGTCGGCATTGAGAACGAGCACCGCGGCGCGTGTGTGTCCGCACAGCCGGGGCGCGGAATGAGCGACAGCGGGCGCGCGCGAGACGGCGCCGTGTGCCGGGAGATCCCGATGATGGGGATGAGTCCGGTGATCACCTGGAGGTGGTAAGATGCGGCTCTACGATCTGTGGGTCTGTTTCATTATCAGTCTGGTCCTCTTTTCCGTCCCGCCGACCTTTCATATTCATGTGAGCGAGCCGGTCGCGACGGAATCCCAATGCCGACGCGTTGGGCAGTCTGACATCCCCATCCCCCGCGGCGAGGAGCTCGTGCTGGTCACGCCGTGTCTCAAGATCCCCGATCGGCGGAAAGCCTGATGCCCGACCGGACACCAGAATGCGGCTGTCCATCCTACGGCCCCCACACGGCGTACTGCCTGGCCGACCTCGGCCCGGGGTACGCGCCCACGCAGGAGAATTTCGTCCTCAGTGGGACGGAGCTCGTCCGGAACGCCGCCTGCCCGCATCACTGGCTGGAGGTTCGGACACGAGGCTGGCTGCGGTTGACCGTCTGCAAATTCCGCTGCGGCGCTCGGCGACGCTTCCTTCCGGTGGACTTTAACGCCGGCGTGGCACGGGGCACGATCACGATGCTGCCGACGCGCATATGACTCCCGACGCCCATGGCAACGAGGCCCTGGCCGTCCTGATTGAGACACTCCTGAGCCAGCGCGCGCTCGAGTTCTACGACCCCTATGTGAAACAGCGCGAATTCCATGCCCATGGGAAGCGCTTCGCAGAACGACTCCTGATGGCGGCGAATCAAATTGGAAAAACGCTCGCCGCGTCCCGTGAGACCGCGTACCATGCCACCGGGAAGTATCCCGACTGGTGGGTCGGGCGACGGTTCGCGCGACGCACCGTCGGGTGGACCGGCTCGCCGACAGGGCAGACGTCCCGCGACACGGTCCAGCGCCTCCTGCTCGGACGGGTGGAGGACGGGTGGGGGACCGGGGCCATTCCCGCGGCTGATATTGTCGATATTAAGCGCGCCTCCGGCAGCGTGCCCAATCAGGTGGAGTCGATTGTCGTGCGGCACGTCTCGGGCACCACCTCGACGATCGTCCTGAAGACCTACGATCAAGGTCGTCTCCGGTGGCAGGGGGAGACGATTGACTACGTCTGGTATGATGAAGAACCGCCGATGGACATCTACTCCGAAGGCAAGACGCGGACCCAGGCGTCCAAGCCCTTTGGCACGTTTGTCTACCTGACCTTCACGCCGCTGCTCGGGATGAGCGACGTCGTGGTACGGTTCCTGAATGAGAAACCCGCCGGATCCGTCGTGACCGTCATGACGATCTATGACGCCGGGCACTATACCGACACCGAGCGCGCCTCGATTATCGCCGGCTATCCGGTGCATGAACGCGATGCGCGCGCGAAGGGGATCCCGATCATGGGATCCGGGCGGGTGTTTACCATCCCGGAGGAAGACCTCCGCTGTGAGCCGATCGCCATTCCCGCCTTCTGGTCTCGATTCTGCGGGATGGACATCGGCTGGGAGCACCCGACGGCCAACGTCTGGATGGCCTGGGATAAGGACAATGACGTCATCTACGTCTACGCGACCCACCGGCAGAAGGAGGCCACGCCCATTGTCCATGCGGCGGCGATCAAGGCGAAGGGACTCTGGATCCCCGTCTTCTGGCCGCATGACGGCTTGCAGCACGATAAGGGCAGCGGCGTCCAAATTGCCCAACAGTACAAGGCCCTCGGGGTCAGTATGTGGAAGGTCCGCTCGACGCACCCGCCGCTGCCGGGGAAGGAAGACGGCAGCGGAGGCTTTGGGGTGGAGGCGGGGATTCTCGAGATGATCGACCGGATGCAGACCGGCCGGCTGAAGGTCTTCCGGACGTGCCCGGACTGGTTCGAAGAGTATCGCATGTATCACCGCAAGGATGGCCTGATCGTGAAGGAGCGGGACGACCTCATGTCGGCCACGCGGGTCGGGATCATGATGAAACGATTCGCAAAAGTGGCCCCCGCCCCCGAGCGGCCGGCCGCGGCGCCGTTCCGTGTGAGTGACCCCTCGATGGGCGTCTTAGGGTGACCTGTGCGCTGGCTGCTCAGTGTGGTACAATTAGACGGAAGGCCGAGCGGCGTCTACCTCGGCCCGATCTCTCTCACCGTCGACGCGGCGTCGGCGTTGCGGTTTTATTCGGCGTGCGCGGCGGAGCGGTTTCGTCACCACGCGCCCCTCTCTCGAGGGTGTACCTTCTGCGTGGTCCCGGAGTATGACTGATCGGACACAGGCTGAGGAGACGGCGGCGATCGCGGAATCCGCCCGTCGAGCCACGGCGGCTCGACAGCCAAGGCTGCGGCGCCCCTGTCCTCCCCATACCTGGTTCCGACAGACGGGCACGCCGAACCAGGAGGGGGTCAGCGTACAGTGCCACGGGGCCTGCGGCCAGACCGTGACGCTGTCCATCGAGGCCTGGGCAACGGCGTGCGCGACCGGGCACTGGCCCGAGGGGATGTAAGGAGGACCGATGCACATTTTTGTTGACACCTACTGGTCATCGCTGACATTTGGGATTCGAGCCATTCCCACGAAGGTCTCGACGCTCGGGACGACGTGGAAGAATCTGAGCGGTGTCTGCCTCGAGGTGGGGCCCCTCTCAATGAGTGTGGATGTGATGCAGTATCCGGGGCGTGTGGTGTGGGGCGAACGATAACCCATGGGCCTCTTGAATACCGCCTCCTCTAAAGCCGTCGGGAAGAACATCAAAACAGAAATGGCCGCGGGCAAACCCCAGAAGCAGGCGATCGCGATCGCCCTGGACGTGCAGCGCCGCGCGAAAGCAAAAGGGAGATAACCTATGGCGGTCACACCGACATTTTCGAATGCCGTCGGCGAGGAAGATGGCGCAGTCAAACTGGTCACCTGGGCCCTCACGACAGCCGATCCGATCGGGCTGGGTCTTCAGATCCCGGACTGGGCCGATCGCACGGTTCACTTTATCGGCACCTGGGGCGGCGCAACCGCCGCCTTTCAGGGGAGCAATACGGACGTCGAAGGGGCCTATGGGAATCTCTCGAATGCGGCCGGCGCGACGGCCATCACGAAGACCGCCGACGGCTCGCCGGCGGCGGTGGTCGAACTCCCGCTCTTCGTCCGGCCCAAACTGACGACGGTGGGAGCCGGCGCGGCGGTCGTCTGTACGCTGCTCCTGCGGCGCTCGAATTCGATGCGGACCTAAGCCATGTCGAAATCCAACACCTTCGAGAACGACGGGCTCAAGCTCTACTTTAACGCGATCGCCATCCCGAACCTCGCAGATAACGCCGTGAGTGGCCCGCTGGCGGATCTCTACGTGGCGCTGCATACGGCCGATCCCACGGATGCCGGGACACAGGTCACGAGCGAGGCGGCCTATACCGGGTACGTGCGTGTCCCGGTGGCGCGCACGTCGGGCGGCTGGACGGTGACGGGTAACAGCGTGTCGCCGGCGGCGAACGTCGACTTTGATGAATGCACGGCCTCGCCGGGCAACCCGCTGACGCACTTCTCTGTGGGACGCGCCGCCAGTGGCGCGGGGACGGCGGATTATATCGGTACCCTGACGCCAAATGTCACGATGGCCGTCGGCGTGATTCCGCGTGTCAAGACCACGAGTACGATTACGGAAGATTAAAAAAAAAAGGAGACATCACCATGGCAGGACGTGCAGGAGCAGCGCGGTTTGGGGATGGGCAGTCCACACTGGACACCCGTTTGGGACAACAGGGCGACGGCATCATCTCGGAACTGCATGGGCGGTATTACGAGCGGGCTGTCAGCAAAAACATCTTCTACTCGCTCTGTTTGGCACGGGCGACCTCCCTGGCGGCGGCGGCGACCATCGGCAATACGGTGTGGAATCCACCCGATAGCGGGGTGAACCTCGCGCTGTCGAAATGGACGAGCGTGGTGATCGTCGGATCAGCCGCCGCCTCCACCGCGATTGCGCTGGCGAGTACCTATCAGACCACGACCCCGACAACGGTCACGGCGGCGGATATGTCAGGCGGCACCTATTTGACCTGGCAGGGCGCGACATTGGCGACGCCTGGCGTGGTTGGGAAAGCGAAGGCGTATTCCATCGCCACATATCTCCAAGTGCCGATTAACTTTTGGCTTCTGCACCACAACACGGCGGCGATTGCCGTGACGGGTGTGGATCAGATGACGGGCGACTTCGAGGGGTCGATCATTGTCCCGCCCGGTACGGCGGTCATGGTGACCTCCATTGGCGCGGCGATTGCGGCATCCGGGCATAATTTCTTCCTGTCATGGGAAGAAAT